AGGCTTCGTGAGAAACGTCAAGGTAGATAGAAGTTTGAGCAGACATATGATGTATTCCTTGTGTTTGTGTATAGTAGTAATATAATCATTTCTACGCAAAAGTAAACCCCCAGAGTGATTAATTCTGGGGGTTGTGATATTTCGGTTACAGGCCATTAACGTTGTTATATTCGGCTTCGAGCTTTTCTAGGTCGGTAAAGGAGACGCTGGTGAATTCGTAAACCGGGTTACCGCCGGCGGGTCCAACTTCCATGATCATCTCGGCATCGCAGTTAAAAAGTGCGGCGAAAGATTCGACTTGTTCTTTAGTAGCTTCGTGGGAGATGTCGAGTTGGATAGCAAACGGACGCATGTAGTCAGGGTAGTTCTTAGACATGATATATCCTTTCTGTTGATATTGTCCTTATACAACATCTAAGAAAGAATGTAAACCCCCTTATCGCACATATTTCAAACTTTTTTCCACAATTTCAATATCTTCAGGGTTGTTTACCTCCCAGAAGTCGAAGTGCAGTGGATTCATCTTCATGCAATGAATTGTATAACCATTCTCCAGGAATCTAATCTGCTCGAGTCCCTCAGTCTTTTCTAGCGGGCTTTCCTCTAGCATTGAGTACTCGAACAAAGCCTCGGGCTTATAAGCGTACATGCCAATGTGATAGTACATGGGAATCTTAGAAGACGTGGACTGTACGTTGGTCAGGTTTGCACCATATGGGATCATCTCTTTAGAGAAGTACAGCGCAGCTCCGTCGGTATCAGTTACCACAGTGGTACCGCCAGCTCTGCCTTCTGCACGGCAATCCAAGAAACGTTCGGCAGTTTCCATATTCATTCGGAATGTTGGAGTGATGACATCAAACGGTTTGTCAAAGGCGTACATCCGCTCATACTCTTCCATCATCATCTTAAAGACATAATCTGGAATAAGAGGCGAGTCACCTTGTAGATTGATTACGTAATCAAACTCGTTGCTAAACTCTTCACCGTGTTTATCGATCAGCTTTACCATAGCCTCAGCAACACGCTCTGTTCCGTTCTTATGATCAGGACTTGTCATCACGTATTCCTGATTGATACGAATACACAGGTCTGCGATCTGTCGATCATCAGTGGCAACATAGACGGGTAGACCAGTGCGTTTACCTGTTTCAATAGTCTGCTCTAGTACAGTCTTGTCACCCAGCTTCTCTAGCATCTTGCCGGGGAATCTACTAGAGTTGTATCGTGCCGGAATAATAATAATTGGTTTTAGTCGCATTAGTCAATCCCCAGTGCATCACACAGAGTCCGAATGTCTCTGCATACCATTTCGAATTGTGGAAGGTTTAGGCTGTTCGGCCCGTCAGATGGTGCGTTGTCAGGATCAGGATGAACCTCGACGAAGATGCCATCTACATTTTTGGTTGCAACAGCGGCCCGAACAAGAGCGGGTACATAATCCCGATTGCCACCAGAACTAGCCCCATTGCCACCGGGTTTCTGTACAGAATGAGTGGCATCAAAAATAAGGGGAGTAGAATAGCTATCAGCAATGTACTGAAGACCCGTAAAGTCATTAACAAGGGTATTATAACCAAAGCTAGTGCCACGTTCAGTAATCCATACATTCTCGTCTCCAATCTTGCTAATAATGCCGGCGACATCCCATGGTGCTAGGAACTGACCCTTCTTTACGTTAACGATCTTGCCAGTATTCTTTGCTGCCAGTAATAGATCAGTCTGCCTGCACAGGAAAGCAGGGATTTGTAGTACATCAACAGAACTCTTGATCAGAGCTGCCTGACCTGTAGTATGTATATCGGTTACGATCTTACATCCAAGTTCCGCCTTAATCTCATCAAAGATAATCATGGCAGATTCCAGTCCTACGCCACGCTGTGCACCCATTGATGTACGGTTAGCTTTATCGAAACTTGCCTTAAAGTAATATTCTAAACCGTATTTTTCTGCCATGTTCTGACAGTATCTTGCCACGCCGAGTGAGTTTCTTTCTAACTGACATGGACCCGCAATAATTTTCATAATCTATTTCTTTCTCATAAAGTTATCTCTAGGATGATGCCAATATACAATAAAGTATAGAATCAGATCGAGTCTTTTAGTATTTGGCTTTTCTAGATACACACCATGCTTATCATAGTACTGACAATTATATATTGCAGACGTTAAGCTGGATATACGACCATACCCAGCCTTTCTAAGCTTCTTATACCAGGAGAGCAATTTCTTCCGCCCTATTTTCTGCTTCCCTTAATGTTGAAATGTTTTTAGAGTGGAGGAAGACAGTACCATCATCCTCCTCCGCTACCAGCTCATAAGTGTTACCGTCCTTGTACACCTTAACCAATCCACCATTGTCCTGAATCCAGTATTCAGAGATTAGAATTTTATCTGTCATATTCTAATTCCTTATACCAGTTCTTCAAGAACGGCAGGTGGTCTTTTAGGATACCTGCACACTTATAGGCAACCTCACGGTGTTCCTTCTGTGTACCATTGGCACACCGTAGTTCGCAATAGTGAATCCAAGAACGAATGTTACCTTTCATGTACATTCGAGACTGCATGTTACCCTCCGGCAGTACGGCACGTGCTTGCTCCTTGGCAATACCATTCTCAATAGCCCACTTATATGCCAACTGAGCCTCATGAACAATCTGCTTTTGTTTTAAGTCCCAAGCCCTCTTTAGCTCATCATCATCCGTCTCGATAGAGTTCTGCCGATTCTTGGTATCTTGTAGCCGAGCCTCTCTCATGTAGACTGCAAGGTCTTTGGTAGGATCAGCATATCGCTGACTAAACTCTTGGAACGAAAATGAACGATGCCGAAGAATCTGACGAGCAATATCTCGTGTCGTATTAATCTCCATCACCATATCAACCATCTCGAAAGGTGACCAGTGCTTATGCTCCATCAGATACTTTAGAAGCTTATCTGCGGGTGCATCACTGTTTTGATTTTTAGGATTGGAAATTCTGGCACAATACACAATAATATCTTGAGCAGTCATTTTCTTACCTGTGCCATCTGCATAGGCATTAATCAGTGAGGAAGTGATTGCAACAGGGAGTACGGTTTGGTTCATATCTTAAAGTCCTTAAATTTGTCGCCAGAGGGGGTTTTGTCGAATACTGGTACACCATCATCAATGACGTCTTGGTGAGCTTCGCCTACGTCGTATAGCCTCATCTTAGACCTATCTATACCTAGTACAAAGCGCTTATGCTTACCAGGATCGTTGTAGCGGTTCTTCAGCTGCTTGACCATAATCTGACCAGACTGTTCCAGTTCGTCATTAGAGATAAGTGCGAACATCAAGTCAGCGGTAGCAGGCAAACCAAACGATTCAGATGTATCTTCCAGACCAGGATCAGAGCTACCATAGCCGGATCGTGTAGTCTGTGTGGCAGTTACCAAAGGTACACTACATTCTACTGCCAAGCCACGTAGCTCTTCTGCAATAGCCTTGATGTACGTATAGGAGTTGATAGCACCACCCATCGACTTCATACGTGACGATGCACAGATGTTTAGATAGTCGATGAAGATAATGTCTGGCTCGAATGAACGCTTCAGCTTCAGTTCCTTTAGCAATCCACGGAAGTGACTAGAGTGCGCAGCACCAGTTGGGTATTCCTTAACGATCAGCTTACCAATAGTCTTGGTCTTCAGCTTATCCACCTTTTCGGTAAACATTGGCTTAGACATCTTATCTAGTTGATCGATAGGAACGTCTAGCAGGTTAGCATCGATACGCTCAGCAATACGTTCTTCTGCCATCTCCATAGTAATGTACAGAACGTTCTTGCCCTGTAGCAAAGCGTTAGCGCCCATATGACACATGATCAAAGACTTACCTACACCTGTACCAGCCAGAATCACGTTCAGCGTCTTATCAGGCAAACCACCTTTGGTAATCTCATTCAGGTAGTGCAGATCAAACGGCATACGTTCTTCTTTACGGTTATAGAAGTCGAATCGTTCTTCTGCATTGTCAAGGTAGTCGTGACCTACATTCGAATCGAACCCTACACCTAATGCTTCAGACAAAATGTCTGGAATAGCATTCTTGGTTAGCTTATCGTCCTTACCATCCAGGATGTCAATAGACTTCATAATGCCGATATGTAGTGCACGTTCCTGGCACCACTTCTCAGTCTTTTCTAATAGGAAATCTTCGTCAACATCTACAGGGGAAAAGATCTCTGGAAGCATCGCAGAGATCTCAGTGAACATATCATCAGACATTTTTTCGTCTTGTTCAAGATCAATACGGAATGCTTCCAGAGTAGGTAAAGTATTGTGCTTATCGACAAAAGCGCCAATCTGCTTAAAGATTACTTTTGGCGGACCTTCAAAGTAGTTTGGCTTGAGGAACGGAATAACCTTACGAAGATAACTCTCATTAGTCAAGAGTGATCGTAGGATAGTCCTGCTCAGAGTCTCTGCCATTAATTACCGCCTTTCCTTCATCCATTGCTTTAGTAAAAGCTACTACCAGCAAATCACCTGCCAGTTGCTGTAGCTCTGGTTCATCATTTTCAATATCGTTTTTACCAGCACGGTGAAAGATATCAAAGTCGAAGGTTAGCGTACCATCACCTGTTCCATCCTCGGCTTCAGATATATTCATCTCACCGTATACCAGGATAATATCTTTGTACCGACCTTCTTGTAGTACCTGGATTCCCCAGTCCACCATCTTATTACTAACGGCGACACTGGAGGTTCCGACGATCCTCCAGTCCACATCTTCTTTTAGGCTATCTAATCTATCCTCACTCAACAATCTCGTCCTCTTCTACAATAGTTACAACTTCATCAGGAATCATACCAACACGGTACTGTTTCTCAATGAACTCTTTGAACTTATCAGAGTTGATTATATCATACCAAAAGTCTTTTGTTAACTCTTTTTGCCTAAAATTCTTTCCATCTATTTCGCCTGTTTCTTGGTCGACTTTGGCGTACCAGCCTTGTTTCGGTTTGACGACGAACTGACCTGCCAGAGCCACATCAAGTAGACCGGAATACTCATCGATGCCACCTTCCCAAGAAACCGTGATAGGAATGTTGGATTTTTCACGGACATATCTAGATTTCTCCACGTTGATTACAAAGTCATATCCGGTAACCTCAGTGCCAACTTTATTCTGCCGACGACCAATAATCCAGATATTATCCGCTGAATAGTAGATGCCTGTA